AAATCCGCGTCAATGACATGCGCCGCGTGGCCGAAACCGGGCAGGATGTTCTGGATAGCATGAGTGCGCCGGATGTGGATGCCAATGTTTCTGGCACCGTGGACATACAGGCGCCAGATCTGTCCAAAACACTGGATGAAGAGGAAAAGCTCAAGAACAGCATCAGCAATGTGACGCATGAAGCCAGCGTTGCCAGAGATGAACTGTCCCAGATGAGCAAGGCAGGCCAGCTGGCTGCAGAAGGCATGCAGGCCGGCATGGACAAAGCCACGGCTGCCATGTCCAGAAATGCTGCTGAAGCGGGCAAACAGAAGCAGGCACTTTCTGGTGTCAGTGTGGAATATGAGCAGCTTTCCGATGCGGCTCAGCGCATTCCAGATGCTCTGGAAAATATATCCGAGACTGCGTCTGAGAGCGTCAATACACTCAAGCGTGCAGCTAAGGCCGAGAAGGAAGCCCTGGACAGCGTCATTGTGCCGGATGTGAACGCCTCTGTTTCCGGCACGCGGGACGGCCAAGCCGCAGATATGTCTGGAGCATTTCAACAGCAGGACAGAATCAAGGAGGATCTGAACGATATTAAGAGCGACGCAGGCCTGGTTGCGGGTGAGCTTGCTGGTGTGGACAAAACAACGCAGCAGGCATCTGCAGGCCTGCAGCTTGGTCTGGATAGAAGCGCGACCAGTTTTATGCGCACAGGGCGTGCGGCAAGCCAGCTGGCCAAGGTCATGTTGCAGCTCAATGCCGCACAAAATCGCTATGATGATATTGTTGCGCAAGCTGCCGCTATTCCAGATGACAAGCTGGATCCACAGATCAAGCAGAGCATCGTGCAGGATGCCAAGGCCAAGGTTGATGCGCTGAAAGCACAACAGGATGCCTTGATTGAAGCGGCCAAAGCGCAATCCGATCTTGACGCAGCACAGCAGAAATCCACAAAATCCGGCAAGCTGGAAGCCTACCAGATCACGGAAATCATGGATGATGCCCATAAATTCTTTGATATGGTTCTGGCTGGAGGCAATCCGTTACAGGCACTGTTTTATGAAGCGCCCAACGCGCTTGCAATCGCAGGTGGTAACGGGGGCTATGGTGCAGGCCTGTCCATGCTCAAAAATGCCCTGACTGGTCCCGCTGGTATTGCTGTTGCCGCCGCCGCCGCGGGTGCGGCCATTCTTGGCGTGGGCAAATATGCCGAGAGCGAACAGGAAAGCCTTGCCCAGCTTTCCACGCATCTGCGCGCCACACGCACTGACTACAATGATATGGCGACCTCTGCTGAAAATGCCGCCCGTGCGCTGCATGATCAGTATGATGATATCTCGCTCTCGGATAGTCGCAGCGCGGTGCAGACCATTGCGGCTGTGCCCACAGTGGATGCCAGCCAGATCCAGCGTCTGACAGCAGACAGTCGGGATCTGGCCGCCGTTCTGAACACCACAGTGCCTGATGCCGCCAAGACATTGGCAACAGCACTTGAAGATCCTGCCAAGGAAGCGCAGGAACTGGCTGATCAGCGCCTGCCCGGTTTCAACGCCGGTCTGGTGCTGAGCGTGCAGCATATGGTGCAGATGGGCCAGCAGGCCGATGCTGTTTCCTTGGTGATCCAGAAGCTGGAAAGCGCCATTCATGGGGCTGCGGATCAGGGCTTAACACCATTCCAGATGGCATGGCGCAACCTGAAGGATGAAATGGGCAGCAGCTACAGCGCCATAGCGTCCGAAGCGCGTGGCATTGGAGATCTGTTTGTTTCCATGGCCACATCTGGCATCAACAGCCTGACAGATCTGGTCAAGCTGCTGAAGGAATTGCCTGATGAGCTGTCCGTGGTCTGGGCCAGCATAAAATCTGGTGCGTCCACCAGCTTTGGCTGGCTGGAAGGCAAGATTGAAAACCTGATGCCCGCCAACGTGCAAAAGCTTATGGCACAGGGCAACACGGCAGATCCTACGTTCGCCATGCCCAGCAATCCGGCAACATCTGCCACGCATGTGCAGGCAGATGGCGGCATAAAGGCCGTGCAGAGCATGATTGATCAGGTCGCGCAGGAACAGCACCTGAATGGTGATATCACCAGCCTGATGCATGCCATTGCCCCGGCAGAAAGCAGCACGGGCCAATACCTGAAAGGCCAGGTGGTGCGTTCCAGTGCCGGTGCCATTGGCGCCATGCAGGTAAAGCAGGACAACGCGGTCGGAAATGATCTGACAGATCTGCACGGCAATGTTTCTGCCAGTGCGGAATATCTGGTGCATCTGTATGACAAATACGGCCATAACCAGAACCTTGTGGCGATGGCCTATAATTGGGGTGAAACGGCGCTGGATGAATATATCAGCGGCAAGCGCACAACCATTCCCAAGGAAACATCTGATTATGTCACCAAGGTTACGGGTGGGAATGCATACGGTGCTGTTGAAAGTGCCCGAATGGATCAGTCTGTTTCGTCTCAGGTTTCCAAGGGTGATCCAAGCGTTGCGGGGCAACGGGATGATTTAACCCGCTCCTTGCAAGGTGAATACACGGCTGAGGCCAATCTGGACAAACAGCTTGCAGCGCACAAAATCACCAGTGATGAATGGTTAAGTCAGACAAAAATCATCAATGCCCAGATTGATACCACCAAAGCATCACTCGCCAACCTGCGAGATCCCTTGCAGGATGTGGATCATTCACAAACGCTGGCCGCTCAAAGTGCGTCTGCCTTAACAGGCTATGACCGGCAGATGGTCAGTGTGGCGCAGGAAGTGGATCAGGCACAACTTTCGCTTAACGGTACGCATGCATCTGCAACCCAGATCATGGCAGCGCAGGCGCGTGAGCAAGCTATTCTGGCTGATGAATGGCACGCGGGCACATCTTCTGTGGTGGATCAGACGCAGGCTCTGGATAAGGCCAACGCCGCCTATGCGGATGGCAAAATGTCTGCGCAGGATGCGGCATCTTACGTGTCTGCCTATACGGATGCAGAAAACAGCTTCCAGAAAGGCACGCCAGAGTTTGTGCAGGCTATGCAGGAGCGTATCAGTGCTGCCAAGGCACTGACAGTGGCCCAACAGAATACCCAGATGATCGGGCAGACCAACCAGAACATGGATCAGGTTGCCATCCTGCAAACTGAAACATCCCTGATTGGTACAAATGATGATGCCCGGCAGAAGCTAATTGCCCGCATGCAAGTGGAACAGCAGCTCTACCGGCAGGGCATTCCGCTAACGGATAAATACGCCCAAGAGCTTCTATCCAGCACGGATGCCCTGTCTGATGCCACGGCGGAATACCAGCACCAGCAACAGGTGATGGATGATTTCACCGGCTCCATCGGTGACATGGCGGATCAGCTGTCCGATGGCGTTGTGCAGGGCTTCATGCAGGGCACATCGGCGGGCATGTCTTTCAAAAGCATGTTGCAGGGTGTGGAAGCATCCGTTGCCAGCGTGATTGCACGCTTTGCCCTGATCAATCCGCTGATGAATGCCCTGGACGGTAAAACCCGCACAACGCTGGCAGATATTGGAAATCTGTTCAGTGAAACCGGCTCAGAAGGCGGCAGTAGTTCAGGTTCCAGCGGCTTCCTGTCCAGCTACGGCACAGGAAACGCCATCACATCATCCGGCTGGGCCTATTCCCCCTGGGAAGCCCTGAACATGAAAAACCAGATCAGCACGCCATCCGGATCAGCCGCACAAAGTGGCGGCATGTTTACAGGAATCGGCAACCTGTTTTCTGGCAAGGCGGCGGATGGCAGCGGCATGTTCAGCAGCTGGGGCAGTGCGCTGTCCAGCATCGGCTCGTATGCGGGCATGGCGGGTGCTGCCTTTGGTGTGGGGGACATGATCTACAATCTGGTCGCGCCCTTATTCGCCAAGCGTAAAAAGGACTATCAATACGTTTCCGTGGATAACGGCCAGCTTGCTGTCAGTGGTCATGTGTACAAGGACATTCATGACAATGACAACGTGCTGCCCGGCCTGCAGAGTGATCTGGACAACATTAACAATGCGTTTGATTACACGGGTGTTTCCGCCACCAACACAGATACCATCGGCAAAGTTGGGTGGTCCAAGAAAGGCAAAAGCTCCAAAACCTACAGCCTGACAGATCTGCTGCCTGATCTGGATCTGACCAGCTCGGACGCCACCATGCAGCAGGAGCTGAAGCAGCTCATGCCAACCAGCTTCAATAGTGTGGACACGTTCACGCAGGATCTGGAAAGCCTGAAATCCCTGGCGGATGAACTGGACAGCATGAAAGTGTCTGTCTCCAAGTTCGATGATTCCAGCCACGTTACGGTGGATCATTTCAACGATTACACGGGAGACATGGCCAAGGCACTTTCCACTCTGGATGGAAAGACGCTGAGTGTGGATGATCTTCAAAGCCAGTTTGAGGCGATTGAGGAATTTGTCGGCACCACAATACCAGGGCTTCTGGATGTGACGGCGTCCGGTTCCGAAAGCCTGATGCAACAGGTGGATGACCTGAAGCAGAAATACCAGGATGCCGCCAACACGGCAGCATCCTACGGTCTGGATGCCCAGGCATTGCTGGACAAGGGCAACGCCATTGCCGCGATGATGATTGCCAATGAGCAGACCACGCTTTCGCAATCTGATCAGTCCGTGCAGGCGCGTTATCTGTCTGCCACGGGTGATCAGGAAGGTGCAGATCTGCTCAACCAGCAGGTGAGTGCCGCGCAGGAAGTCCAGCAGCTTCAGGATAACTGGCGGGGCTTTCTGGGTGACAGTTACGCCAGTAACGTCACCTACCAGCAGCAGCTGGCGGATCTGGAGAAAACACAGGCGGCCGAGAGGTTGCAGATCCAGACCGAGTATCAGCAAAAGGCGCTGGCACAGCAGCAGCAATATCAGGATCAGGCCAACGAGCAGCTTTCCAGCTCCTTCAGCAATCTTGTGTCTTACGCAAAAGGGCTGGATACGTCTGATGCCTCACCATTGTCTGTGGCTGATCAGTACAAGGCTGCCAACGATAATCTGAATATGGACTATCAGGCGGCCATGGGTGGCAACAGCACAGCGCTGGCATCCTTGCAGACCGATATGCAGACATATCTGTCTCTCTCCCAGAAGTATAATGGGGGTGGCGCTGCCTATGTTGCGGATTATCAGGCGGTTCTGACCATGCTCAAATCCCTGGGCAGCATGAACACAGATGCCCTGACGGCAGACGCCATGCGGGACATCATGCAGGACAGCACCACCACGCTGGCCAGCCTTTTGCAACAGCTCCTGCAGGCCACAAACAACCTGTATGCGGAAACACGGTTCCAGAACCTGAAGGCCGCAGAGTAACGGGATATCACCACCATGCAGCAACGCTGTTTTCTGGGAACGCTGGCCTTCGGGCCGGCGGCTTCCCGCACGACCACATGCCTGTCTTCTGGCGGGTATGTGGATGTTGCCACCGGCACGAAATATCCACCCATTCTGGCCAGCCTGCCGGATGTGGACAGGGAACTGGATATGTCCATTTCCGGGAGCAGCATGACGCAGAGTTTCGGGCAGCTTACGGTCAATCTGTCTGATGGTGTGGCTGATAGCCTGAACGTGCGCAACCATACCGGAGATCTGTCCATCCTGACCGGCCTGCGCAGCTATGACATGGCGCGTGGCTGGTGGGCAGATCCGGCACTCTCGGCCTGTCAGCCTCTGTTTACCGGATCCGCCACAGCCTGGCGCACCGGAGCCACGCAAGGCACGCTCACACTTTCGGGGCCTGCTGTGCTCTCGCGCCAGCTGCCCTTGGCAACCTATGCCGGAACGGGTGGTGTGGAAGGTGGCTCGGATCTGACCGGCAAGGTCAAGCCGCGCCTGCGGGGCTATGCCTTCAATATCACGCCAGTCTGTGTGGATAGCGTCAATCAGATCTATCAGGTCTCGGATGCGCCGCTATGGATGGGCACACAGGGCAAGTTGCCCGATCTGACCGTGCTGGAAGGCGGGGTGCTGGGCAACTGGTCTGCCACATCTACGGATGGCAGCTGGTCCTATGGCGGCATGGTCAGTGATATCACCACCGCAGATCCGGCCGCTGGCACCTATGTTGTGGAAAGCTCCAGCCGGGGCGCGTTTTTCCGGCTGGGTGGCACGCCGGTTTATACCATCACCTGCTGGGCCACCGGCCTGATGCCCGATGGCACGTATGCCTCCAGCCTGCCCGATATCGTGCGGCAGGTGCTGGTGCAGGATATCGGCATTCCGGCCGCATCCATTTCCAGCGCCTGGGCGGATCCGTTCGGGAATGTGGATAGTGCGGCCGGCGCGTTCTGGGATGGCTCTGATAGCTATACCGGGCAGGACATGATTACCGCCCTGTTGCAGGGCAGCATGCGCAAACTGGCCTTTGCGCGGGATGGCACGCTGACGCTGATTGGCATAACCGACAGCTTTCTGGGGCTGGTGCCAAATAAATGGGAAAAGCTGGCGATCCTTCCTGATGAGGTCATTGACATCAAGGAAACGGATCTGCCGTCCGAACTGGCGCTGCCGCTTACCTGCGGGCGGTGTACCTACAGCCGCAACTATACGGTGATGAGTGCCAGCACACTCAGCCCGAAGGCGGAACTGGCAACCCTGCGCACACAGCGCAGTGCTGTCACTGTGGGCACAGACAACCCCACGGTGGAAGTGGTCAGCCCGCCTGAAGTGCTCACCAGTTTGCGCACGCAAGCAGGAGCACAAGTGGTGGCTGATGTCATCAACAAGCTGTGGACGGTGGCTGACCGGCGCGTGTTTTACGTCACGCTGCCGTTTGAGCGGCTGTTTGATTTTGAAATGGGAGACGAGATTGTGCTGTTTGCCAATGTGGACGGCCTGCGCGATGGCCTGGGTGGTCTGGTTGTGGGTGAAAGCTGGCGCGGCTCCAGCGCGGGCCAGTGCGTGCTGACGGTGCTGGTGTAATGCAGAACTGTGCTTTTGGCCTGAACAATCTGGTCAAGACCGCCAGCCTGAGTGGTTCGGCCTCCTTTTATGCCGGTGTCTCGGCTGCCAAGGATTTCTCGCCCAATCAGCTGGCGAATGACCAGGGCAACACCACGGCGGCGTTCTGGTCTGTTGGGGATAGCAACAAAACCGCATGGTTTCAGGCGCAATGGGGCAGTGCCCAGACCATGCGGGCCTTCTTTGTGGGGCGCACGAACCTTGGCCAAGCCGCGACATGGCAGCTGACAGCCAGTTCTGGCGGCAATACGGTGTATTCTGCCTCTGGCAGCTTTGCCACGCTGGGCAGTGTTGGCCCGGTGCAGATGGTGCATGTAGCACCGCAGAACATTCAGGCCGATACGGTGAAAATCACGCTCACCAGCAATGGCAGCGTGTCGGAAAGCTATATTTCCCTGTCTCTGGCCTATATCGGGCCGGTCTGGCAGCCGGTGCGCAACATGAGCACCAAGAGCACCACCGGGCTGGACAGTTCCATCACGGTGAATACCGGCATGAGCGGGGCTGAATTTGTTACGCCCGCATGGATGCGGCGCAAGGCTGTGGTGGATCATGAATCCTTGGATCTGGCGGACGTGCCGGTGCTGGAGCAGATCCTGCTGCTGGGCGCATCTGGCGCCAATCTGCTGTTTGTGCCCGATCCGGATGCCGATGGCCCCACGCTGAACCTGCGCAGCCTGTTTGGACGCATCCAGCGCGGCGATCTGAGCAATCCTTATGGTGCTGCCCTGCGGCAGCAGACCAGTTTCACCATGACCGAGCGGCTTTAGGCCGCTTTTTTTATGCCTGAAAGGAAGAGTGTCATGCCTGATGATGTGGTGCGGCAGGATGAATTTGTTGCGTTTGAAACCAGCGTGAACGGCAAGTTTTCTACGCTGGAAACCGGCATTGCCAATATCTGGACGGAGCTGAAGCGGATCAACAACCGCAAGACCTGGATAAACGGCAGCCTGGTGGTGTTTGGCTCTGCCCTTGGCAGCGGAATTGTCTCCGCACTCCAGCATATGCACCCGTGACAACTAAAAGCCGGCTTTTGTAAACCTGACCACGAAAACCTGCCAACGTATGAGGCCATTACAAATGGCTGTTTCCTGCGGGTTTTGTGCTCCGGTGGACTAATCCGGGCCAGATCACCTGTAAACTCGTCCACTCCGGCCGCGCATGACGCGGCCTTTTTTGTATCCGGAAAATTGATGAATGATCCGATTCTACTGGCGGCAGATCTGTGCCGCCGGTCTGAAGGCCTGCGCCTGTGCCCATATGTTTGCCCGGCCGGGTATTGGACCATTGGCTATGGCTGCCGGTTTCTGGCCAACGGGGCCGCCGTAACAGCCGACACGGCACCCATTACGGCAGAATATGCCGAAGGGTTGCTGCAAGCCACGTTGGCCAGGCTGCTGCCGCAGGTCCTGCGACTGGTGCGTGTGCCGCTGACAACCGGCCAGCAGGCCGCGTTGCTGGACTTTACCTACAACCTCGGATTGCCCGCGCTGGCGGCTTCCACACTGCTGAAGCTGCTGAACGCAGGGCAGGGGAATGCCGCCCGCAATCAGCTTTTGCTGTGGAACCACATGCACCGCAACGGCCGGCTGGTCACCGTGGCCGGCCTTACGGCGCGGCGGCGTGCCGAATGGCAGCTGTGGGCCAGCTGATCCGAATTTTCAAAACATTTCACAGGGCATGTACCGCGTGCCCGAAAGGTAGATTGATGAACTTTTCCCGTATTGGTGCATATCTGCGCCAGCCGACCACGCTGTTTGCCCTCTCGCTGTCTGTTGGGGATCTGGTGGCAACGTGGTTTGATATTATTCCGGAAGCTGGCTCTCTGGCCATTCTGGGTGCAGCTCTGCCGCTGCTTTCCACCTACAATAGCAGCGTGATTTCTGGCCTGCTGGCTGATAAGCAGGATCTGGAACAGGCTGTGCATGCCGTGGCCACCCACAAGGACATTGGCCCCACGGCCGTAAAGGTGATTGCCGATGCCGTGCCGGCCAGCACCATTCTGGCGGCCGCAACATCTGCCATTGCCACTTCCACTGCTGAAGCAGCACCCAAGAAAAGCAGCGCGGCTTCTGCGGTAACTGGCATCATGCTGCTTGGTCTGGTTGGCACCAGCCTGATGGCGTGCGGATCTGATCAGCTGGTGCAGCGCCAGCAGTCTGTTTACGGCCTGAGCCTGTCTTACGCAGCCGCAGCCCAGCTTGCGGCTGATTATGAAAAGAACCCCGCTGCCGACCCGGCTGTGGTGGCAAAGCTGAAGCCTGCTTTCCAGACCGCGCATGATCAGATTGCGCCGCTCGATGAGGCTGCGGCAAAAGGTGATCCGCTGCCTGAAGCCGCAGTAGAGGCCGCACAGGATGCTCTGGACGCAGCCCGCAAGCTGCTGCCTGCCAGCAAGTAA